AACAATTGTACTAGCGCCTTCCATATTCATCTTATGTGCATAGTGTACTAATATCCTAGGTTCTTGTTGTGAATAATCAAAACAACCCCAGGTATGTTTTTCTTCAGGTATAAATAAACTACGTAGCATTGGTCCTAATATTTTATGTCGTGCGGGTATCTGTTGTAAGTTAGGATTAGAATAACTAAATCTACCTGTAACTGTACCACCTTGATCTGATCGTATTTGATTTATATCTGCATGAATTCTACCGTTGTGTTCACGTTTTAAAATTGTTTCAATAAATGTAGAGTTCATTTTATCTAGTTCCCTACATGTAACTACTAGTTTAGGAAAATCGTGTGGGTGTGTTGCTAAAAAGTTTTTTGTAAAACTTGGTGCTCCCTTTTCTGTTCTATCAAAAGGTATGTCTAATTTTTCAAAAGCTTTTGCAATAGATGCAGCTGACCATATTTTTCCATCTTTGCCCTGGTTTCTTTTTCTTCTTTCAATAAAAATTTTTTAACCTCTTCTGTTTTTTCTAAGTCTACCCTTACTCCTTTGAATTTCATATCAACCAAACATGGAAATAAATCTGTTTCTAAATTAAAAATATTCCATAATTGTTCTTCATCTAGTTTTACTTTTAGCGCATGCCATAGTTTTAAAGTTGCCTCCGCATCTCTTTCCGCATACTCCCCAACAAATGGAGCAGGTAGTCGCCACATTTCTGCCTTAGGATCAACACCCCACTCTTTAGCTGCTTCTCTTAAGAGAGCTTCATTCTTTCTTATGCCTGCGTAATCTTTTGCAACTGAATCAAGTGAATAACGAAATCTATTCTCATCCACTAAAGACGCTGCAATCATAGTATCTATAATACGACCATTAATTTTTAAACCCATCGCACGTATCCAAGACACATCATACATTGCATTATGAAATATTTTATCTGCAGGTAAATCTAAAACTGTTTGAAACCATTTTAATACAGTCTTTTTTCCTAAACAACCTTTGCCGCCTTCGTGTGCAAAAGGCAGATAAGCTTTCCAGCCGTCTACTGCAATCGCAATACCAACAACTTCTCCATCCCCAAAAACAGCACCCGAACCTAATTGTATTAGATTAGGATCACATGTTTCTAAGTCGATAGCTATTTCTTTAGCAGATGATAAATCTACGCCTAACAGATTAGGTACAACCCAATCAGTTTCTGGACTAAAGATTGGTGTTTGCAAAGGTTTGTAAATGGGTGGTGGTCTTTTAGCCATTATATTCTTCTTTCAATTTATTTAAAAACCAAATGGCTTTTTCTAAATCTTCCACCGGTTTGCCTTTGTGCTCATGGCGCCAAATATACTTTATAGCTGAGCCCTGTAGATAATATTTAAAACCATCTCCTTGGCAAGACTTAATTGCATCAATGCAACCAATGCCGCCTTTGTTATAATGTGAAGGAAAATTTACTGGATCGTGTTTTTTTGATGATTTCATCTTTTACTTAACCATTCTTTATAAGCTGGCCCCTCTACTACATCTCTTACTCTTGAAAAAAACTCTTCATTGGTGTCATTTTTTTTCATCTCATTAACTCTTTGAGATAAAGGTTGTATATTAGTTAAACTGTTAGCGCCTCCTTTTGAAACAGCAACGATGTGATCAAAACTCATAGCATCAACTTCTCCATCAGATGCCATGACAGATACTGTTTTACCTGTAAAGCTGCAAACTGTATAAGGAAACTCGTTCCCATATTTGTCTTTTTCATTTAACGGCCAAAGAAAATCTCTAACCTGTTGTTCTCTTGTTTTCATGTCTAGTCCTTTCGATGAATCATTTGCGTCCCTAAAAATAGAACGCACTTTGTTTTTAAATCTTCTTTCTGGTCTTTTCCACATTTTACGTGGGTCTTTAATTTTCTTTTTCTGTCTGTCAAAAAAAGAATTTATCTTTCTTATAAAAACAGTTCTACGTTTTTGCTGTCTTTCTTTTGTTCTTTCTCTTGTTTTTGGTCTTACTATGTAATTTATAGTAGACTTACCAAGATTAAATTTTTCACAAATATCTCTTTGTTTCATGCCTTCTTTAAAAAGACGTAAAACTAATTTTTTTGTTTCTTCACTTAACCTGTTTGCTGTTGGTTTTTTCATATTGGATAACCTCTCTCATAGTATTTTGGTTCTAATACATGTAGATTTTCTCTTGCTCTAGTAATGCCAACATAAAAAAGTCTATGTAACTCGTCCGGGTTTCTGTCGTGTTGTTCTTTGGCTATTTTTGATATGTCCGTAAACAATAAAACATTATCACACTCGCCTCCCTTTGCACCATGTATAGTTGACATACTTATTCGTGGCGCCTTGGTAATCTTTTCATTGTTTGCCAACATGTTTCTTACATAAATTTCTGTGAATGGGTCTAATTTTTTAAAAGCATCATACCAAACTTTACCCGTTAACAATCCGTGATCCGCGGTGCACGTTTCATGATTATAGTATGAATCTTCTTTTAAAGTTGTTCCAGTCTTATACCCCCTAGCGACACTCTCTCCTAGGTAGCTATAGATATCTTTTATATCCTTAGAGTTTAAAGTAGTTTCACCTAGTCTAAACTTTTCCCAGTCTTGAATTGCTTTCAATAGTTTTAAAGGTAAAGAGTTATTGCCTTTTTTAGAATAGTACCAACCTCTTTCTTTACAAAGCTCTTCCGCATCTTCTAAAAGATAATTAGTACTAGCCAACACTAACCAGTTCCCTTTTGACATATCTACTTGTTGAATATTAGAATGACGTTGTCTGTTTCCTGTTATCTTAGTCATTACACCATTTTCATACTCTCGTTCAAAACAAGGTTGATATTCTTTTTCGTATCTGTTTTCTATTCTACCTATAACGCCTTGCGCAACTTCATGAATTAAAGGAGGCACTCTATAAGACTTTTTTAAAACACGGATATTGTCAACTTCTTTGTAAAGCCTGAGGAAAGTATCCACATCGGCTCCTGCCCATCTGAATATAGCCTGATCATCATCGCCTGCGATGTGAGTATTAGTAGATCTTTCCCAGAGGTTTCGCACCAACTTCCATTGGAGTGGAGATAAATCCTGGGCCTCA